CGATGGTCTCATCACTGTCGCCTATTTGTGGCGTAAGTTCGCGCACCTTTTGCATTGCCTCATCTTTATTCACACCCGCGCCAGTTGCAGCGCGCAACAGCGCCTCGCTCATGGATGACGCGGCCTGCATGTAGTTCTGACGCTGCGATCCGCGCATCATGTTCGCCAGCCCGCCAGCTATGCCCATTGATGGCACGTTTGACAGCGCGTCGTTGAATCCTGGCCGATTTGCTCCAGGGTCGGCCTTGACTGCGGCCTTCATGTTGGCGAAAGCATTGTTTGCCTGAACCAGCCACCCAGACGCCTTTGCTTGGTCTTCCGTCATTGGCTTTCCTGCGCCCTCAATAGGATTGCCTTGCGTGTCGCGCGCTGGCATGACAACCTGATTTCTAGGATCCGCAAATCCGCCGAGCGACTCGATCCATTGCGGCTTTGCGGCCTGCGTCTTCTCGAAGTCGAATTTTCTCTTTGAAAGCGCGTTGTTCGCCCATCCGATTGCGTTGCTGGCCTTGCTGTTGGCATCCTGTCCGATAGGCATGCTGCCTTGCATTTCGGTGCTGTACGGGCTGCGGAATGCAACCTTATCACCAAGCCGCACTTCTTCGAGCTTGTCGCGCGCCTTCACGCCGTCCAAGTATTTCATGCTGCCATCTTCGGCCAGAATGAACGCGCGGCCCTGCTGGTCGTACTGCGGTGCGGTGGAGAACTTCGGCCCCTGCTTGACTAACATCTGCTGCAACTGCAACGCCTTTATAGGGTCAGTCGCCGCCATAGCACCAGCCAAACCTTGATAGTCGTAACCCGCAGGCTTGGCAGGCTGTCCAGCGCTAGGCAAGATGCCCGACTCAGCATCGCCCTGGATGGCAGGTACGCCGGCCTGTCCTGGCGTGGCGAATCGCTTGTACAGCTCCTGCATCTGCTGCTGCTGCGCCCGCTGTGCCTGCTTGTCAGCCTGTTCCGCTTGTGCGTTCTGCATCTGCAATTCCTGCAGTTTGGCAAGCAGTTTCTGGCGCTTGAACTGATCGACCGAGCCGACAGCCTCATTAAGCCGCTGACCGAATCCTGCGCCGTCCGCCCTTGGCGCAGCTGCAGCAAGAAGCCCCAGGCCAAAGCGCCCGTCGTCAGTGTTGAGTACGTCAAGCAGCCCCATGGTTAGCCCCCGCTTCCTGCGTCACCGTACAGCGATCCATCACTGTTGCCGCCAGTCTTGCCCTTTATCATTTTGTCGATCATGGCTTGAATCTCGTCGTTGGTCATCTGCTCTGGGTTCACAGGCTGCTGCGTTGCGATACCTGCCGGGTTTTGCGCGCTATATGGATTCATGGCCTCGAAATCAAGCAGCCCATGCGCCGGGCCTTGCGGCGTTGTCGGGAAGACTGGCGGTGTGTTGTTGCGCATGAGTCCACCCGGTTGCACCGCGCCGCCATAGCCTGCAGCAGAGCCCGGTGCGCCGCCGCGCTGGCGCTGATAGCTGCTGCCCATCATGTTATTTGCCATGCCCATCAGCCCGGGTGCGATCTGCTGATTCATCGAATCAATGCCGCCGAACAGGTTCTGATAGCCGATCTTCTGCTGCGCGTTGAACGGATTTTTCTGCATGTACTGCTGCAAATCCTGCCCGCTTTGCAGATTGGCCTTCATCCATGGCTGCGCCGGCTCCCATGGGGTTCTCTTCTGTTCCGTGGTTTGCTGCTGGTCGCCGCTGCTCATGGCGCCCGCTGCAGCCCCTGCAAGACCCACCCACCCCGCTGCGCTTATTCCAAGTGACATACTGGCTCCTTGTCCTGTAGTTTCAGTGTTCGTGTTTGAAGACGCTCGCTCTCTTCGGTCATTTCGTCCTCAATTTTTTGGATGTCGGTTAGATCGGTTTTGTAGATCGTGATCCAGACAGTGTTTTGGTGGGCGAATCCGACGCGCTTCATTCCTGCCTTGGTTGGCAGGACGTGATGCCCGGTAAGTCGTCTCATGCCGTCATCTGTGGAAACCGTGATGTCTCCGGTACAGATGTTTGTATGGTCGTGCCTATGTTTTGCACCAGTCAATACAACGCCGGCAGGGATCAATATCGTGCGGTAGTAAACGCCATCAACAATGTGATGCGTAGTCTGCAAATCGACTTGAGGAGCGGCAAGAATTACCCGCTCTATCAGGTCTATCTTGTCGTTATCAAGCCTGACAACGTCACCCATTACATGCCCTGCCGATTTCCGCCATAGGCGCTACCCAGGCCCATCGAATAGCCGCCATCAAAAACAGATGGTTGCCCACCGCCAAACCCGAGATTGCTGCCGAGTTGCGAGCCAAGCTGCCAGCCGCCCAATGCGCCAAGCGCAGGATTGCCCGGCATGGTCTGGTTATTCGTGTTGCCAGACAACCCTTGCCCGACATTGTTTGCCGCAGCGTTGAAGTTGCTCCAGTTGTTGTAGGGCGTCTGCTGGATGTTATTGCCCGCAGTAATGCCACCCTGGTTCGCGTTCTGCATGGAGTTCCAAGCCTGCAGGCCAAGATTTGCGCCTGCAAGTTGGTTGTTGAAGTTGCCTTGGTTGATGTTGTAATCAAGCCCAGCGAAACCCAGATCATTGCCACGCAAACCAAGGTCGTAGCTGTTGTTTAGCGATTTGTTCTGCAGCGCTGCATTCTGATCCTGGTTATACGCCCCGCCATACAGCCCCGCCAAGGCGCTATTGAGGCCAGTCTGGGCATTACCTGCTGCCACCCCTTCCGCGATGCCCTGGCGCGAGCCGCCGTACTGGCCAGCGCTCTGTGCGCCGCCACGAATCTGCGGCATAACGTTCTGCATCAGGTTCTGGTTTGACTGCGCCGTCATCGCCTGCGCGGCTTGCTGGATAAACGGATTGCGCCCCCACTGTGCGCCGCCAAAGTCACCACCACCAAACCCGAGATTGCCACCGCCACCACCTTGACCGAAGTATTGGCCTTGCCTTTCAAGTCCACCGCCGCCCTGAAAATCAGTGCCGGCCCGCTGCCCAGCCCCTGGGTTAGCGGCGTAGTAAGCCTGGTTTGCGTCCATTGATCCACCGTGCACCGCCTGCGCCGCACCTTGTGGATTGCGTATAGCCTCAGATGTCAACGGCGTCTCATAGCCGTATTGGCTTTTCCACTGGTCGGCAATGCCAGGATTCATTGATGCAAGTGACTGGATGCTGTTGGGGTTGCTGATCGAGTCTTGATTGATCATCGTCCCGCCATTGGCCGCGCCGGGTGCGCTGTACCAAGCCTTCCCGCCGCCCATGTTTTCAAGTGTGCCGCCGCCCCAGTTGTTTTTGTCGCCTACTTTGGAGCCGCTGAAATACTTGGTCCAATCTTCCTGCATGTTTGCCATGTTGCTATCCTAAAAAGCGCCATGCGCTGTTGCTGTAACAATAGACCCCGCGCCCGCTGCCAGGGTTAAAAAGCGTTCCATCAGCCAGCCTGATCATCCCCTCGCGCGGCTTGGTCGGCGCAACGGTCGTAACGTCTAGCTGCAAATTAGCCATCTCGGACAACACGTTTTGCAGCCTGATAAATTCATCGCGCAAGAATCGCGGCAACTCGTTTACATCACTCGGCACTTGGTCCGCCGTGTAGCGGTTTACGCTGCCTTGTGTTGGTCTCACCACGCACCCCCGGTCACCACATCAATGTCATAGCTATCAAGTCTCCACTGTGTTGCAGTGCCACTACCGAACTTGATTGCGATATATCGACCCGTGCAGAACACGTCAGCAGATACGGACGTGCCAATGGTCCAAGATACTGCAGCCTGGTAAACAGGGTCGCCATAGGGCTCTGTTGAAGCCCCTACGTAAATAAGCACAGTTGCGCCCGTTGTGCCAGTGATGCGCGGCCTGATTCCTCGCACTGTTTTGATCTTGTCAGGTGCATCAAAGTGCAAGCCGCGCCGCTCGACATATGCATCAATCGCCGTCCCGTTGAACGTGGCAGAACTATCTAGCTGATAGAGCTTTGTGTCTGCCGATGCCAGCACCACCCGCGCATTGGCGGGCGTGTACTCGCCAGCGTTGAACAGTGTGATGTCGCTGTCGAATGACCCCGTATCAGCGTCGAAGGTCTGCGATAGCCCATTCGACAAAATGCCGTTCGTTGCGTGGATAACGTTCGGCATCTCTCTGAATGAGATCGTCTTGTCTTTCCAGTTCCACACCATCGCCTTGTTGCACGATGTGTTTCCCGGCTCTGGGTAGCACACAAAAACTTCATTCAGGTATGGATTCTTGAAGACAAACGCCAAGTAGGCGTAATCAGAGTCAATGTTCTGGAACAGGTAGCGTCGTGTTTGCTTGTCCAAAACAGATGTTGCCGTCTGCCCATCGTGCACCACCACGTCGGAGCCAGTCAGCACAAAGTGGATTCCATCCAACTCCGTGATGCAGTTCTTATTCATGGCGCCCGACATGCCAAGAACCTTGTTGTTCCGGTAAACGAATGCGCCGCCCGTGTAGTCCAACCTGAACACGCCGTCCGTCTTGTAGATCATGAAGGAGTCACGCAGTGCGAGCCCGTCGATGATGTAGCCGTAGCCGTCTGATAGATCAAACTCGCCGGCGTCTTTGGTGGCGTCGGTATGGTCCCAAGTTGACGGCATCGCCCCTGGGTCTGCCGGGTGGCTCCACTTGACCAGATACGGGTAGCGCGTGCCCGATTTGGTTACATCGAGTGCTACCAACACGTTTTTGAATGCGCGCATAGAAGCGCATGTGGTTGAGGCCGGCCAGGCAGTCACCGCAGTGCATTTGCCAGTCAGCAGCCATTGCTGGGGCGCGTCAACGCCGTTATTCAGCACGGGTATGCCGCCCAAAACCGTGCTTGTCCAACTGTTGCGAGTCGCCGCATAGTCCACGTCAACCGATGCAGTTTGCCGCGTGATGTTGGTATGGGTTGAGCCTGTGACCGTGTAGATTTTCGCGGCACCTGCGTACAGCCAATAGCTAACACCGGCCACTGTCAACGGCAACACATGGTAGGGCGTGACAGATGGGCTGGCGTAGATTTCGCCGTGCCCATAAAACTGCCATGCAAAACCGTCAAGGAAGCGGATATTCTTGCAATCGGTCCAGGCGTTTATGGGTAGCTCTGGCTGCGACAAGTCACGGATTACGCCGTATTGCCCGACCTGTTTTACTGGTATGAGCATGGCATTAGATCGTGATCGACCCAGAAGATGTCCACTTGTAGACGCGCCAGCCCCCAGCCACCGTTACGGTAGGCGATCCGGTGGTCGCTGTGGCCGCTGGATTGCTGTCTGCGTAACGGATGATGACGACGCCGCTGCCGCCGTTGCCGCCTAGACCGCTGGCCCCGGCACTGGCGCCGCCGCCACCACCGCCGCCGCCAGTATTTGCTGTGCCGGCAGTGCCATTGGTGCCGTTTCCGCCGCCGCCACCACCGCCGCCAGTTCCGCCTGTGGTGCTCGCGGCATTATTCATATTGCCTCCGCCACCACCGCC